CAGTCCACAGACCTAGTAAAGGATGGCGCTACCGCTATTGCCGCACTTGGTCAGGACATCGATACGGCTTTGGTCGATCTTAAAGGTGGCACGACAGGTCAGGTATTGGCCAAGGCATCAGGAACAGATCTAGATTTCTCTTGGGTCGCTCAAGATGATTCAAACGCTATCCAGAATGCGATAGTCGATGCGAAAGGTGATTTGATAGCTGCAACCGCAAACGACACCCCGGCTCGATTGGCTGTTGGTACGAATAACCAAGTACTTACCGCCGATTCATCAACGGCCACCGGCCTTAAATGGGCAACGCCCTCCAGCGGCGGCATGACTTTACTTTCGACAACTACATTGAGTGGCGTGACGACCACAGTAAGTTCGATTGATCAAACTTATGTTAATTTATTTGTCGTTGTTTCTGGCTTTACATCTGCATCTTTTGCACCAGTTTCAATTCGATACAATGGAGTCACAAGTGGATATTATGGCGTCGCGATGGGCGATAGCACCACAGCAAACACTCGACAAACAAACAGAACCGACATTGACACCGCTGTCGGTGGCTCACCAAAAGGTAGCGACACTAGCGGTCTATTAACTTTCACAATCGCAAATTACGCAGCAACTGGCTTCCATCATTTACGTTGGGATACTGTATATATGGACAACGATGCAAGCATCATTCGCGTTGTAAGCGGTATCGCAGCAAACTCAAACACATCAGCCGTTTCAAGCATTTCACTTGGACTGGGCGTATCACTTACAGGCGGAACAATTAAAATCTACGGGGTGAAATAATGACAAAGCCAATGGTAAGAATTCATGATCAATCTACTGACGAAATTGTCGATCGTGAGATGACTGACGAAGAATTTGAGCAATGGACAATTGAGCAAAATGAACATGAAGCCAAAGCGCAAGCCGAAGCGACAAAGTCACAAAATAAAACCGCTTTGCTTGATCGTCTTGGCATAACAGCCGAAGAAGCGGCTCTTTTGCTCGGATGAAACCAGTACTATGCAAGGCTGGACAACAACTGCGCGAACAGTTCGATGACACCTACCCAGATCGTGATAGGCGTTCCGATGGTTGGATCGGCGATCTCCGTCATTCAGCGCGTCCTTCTGACCATAATCCTGATCCAAAGGCTGGGATGGTTGTCAGAGCAATCGATGTCGATAGAGATGTACATAAGTCCGGCAAGCCCGACCTCATGCCCGATATTGCAGATCAGATTCGACTCGCAGCTAAGGCAGGAGAGAAGCGTATTGCCTATGTTATCTTCAACGGACGAATTGCATCGTCTCGCATGGGCTGGCGCTGGCGTAAGTATTCTGGAAGCAATCCGCATAATCATCATTGCCATGTCTCTTTCACTAAGCAAGGCGATGCAGACAGTTCGTTCTTTAATATACCGCTACTAGGAGGCAAATAATGGAAGCAATTATCTACGCAACTTTGGGACTCATTGCGATTCCAGTAATCCGCGCAGCGATTAAGTCTTACCGAGCCAAGAAGGCCGTCGGCGATATCGTTGCAGATGCGCTAGAAGCGGCAGTCGATACAGTCGAGAAGAAGAAATGACCCAAGAAAACTTCTTCACACTTTACTTTGCTAGTCTTGCCGTAATCGGCGGCCTTGCCGGGTATGTAATCACGCACTTACTTTCAGAAATTAAACGCCTTAATTCGCGTGTCGATGAGATTTACAACATACTTCTAGAGCGATAATTTTCGACATGGCAAGAAAGAAAGTAATCGATCTCGATACTTATTCACAGTTAGACGCATGGGCTATCAGCCTGCATGAGATGTATAGAGCCTTGAGACGTGCAGGCTTTGCAGTTGATTTATGCCTAGCGATAATCGCTGACCGAGATGCTTACCCTGACTGGATACTGCCATCGATCCCCGACCGCGTGGATCGCCTACCCTATGAGGACGACGACGAGGATTAAATGAAGCGAATAGTCATAGTGAGCGACCTACAGGTTCCGTTCCACGATCGACACGCAGTCAAGAATCTAGCCAGTTTTATTAGCAAGTTTAAGCCGCATGAAGTAGTGACAATAGGTGACGAAATTGATTTCAACACAATCAGCAAATGGTCAGAAGGAACGCCAGAGGCATACGAACAGACTCTTGGAGATGATCGCGAAGAGGCTATTCAGGTACTTTACGATCTCCAGGTAACACAGATGATCCGATCCAATCACACGGATCGTCTTTACACACAGATCATGCGCAAGATCCCTTCATTCCTGTCATTGCCAGAGCTGCGCTTCGAGAAGTTTATGCGCTTGGATGAACTAGGGATCACCTTTCATCGCAAGCCTTACAACATCGCCCCGGGCTGGATCGCAGTCCATGGCGACCATACGCCCATTAAATCTCAGGGTGGTCTATCAGCCCTAGAAGCAGCCCGTAGGCACGGCAAGAGCGTCATCTCAGGACATACTCACAGAGCAGGCAGATCGTCCTTCTCAGAGGCCTCTGGAGGCCGTATAGGGCGTGTTTTGCATGGCGTAGAGGTAGGAAACCTCATGGACTTTAGCAAGGCCAGTTATACGAAAGGGTCTGCCAACTGGCAAAGCGCGTTCGCCATCATGTACGTCGAGGGTAAGAACGTCCAGGTTGATCTCATCTACATCGAGAAGGACGGCACGTTCGTCGTGGCAGGCAAGCGCTATGGACGACCTAGATAACGAGTTAGATCGAGACATCGATGACCATATCGACGACTTAGAATCGTTACCGTTTCGTTATCTAAATATGATTGACCTAGCCTAGCGATCTGTCATTATTTCTCTATCGGGCCGACAAACCGATAAGGGAGCAAAATGTTCGATCCATCATTAGGTGACTTGGTTGCCATGATTGTCTTATCCGCACTATATTTTCACCTAGGCCGTATCGTCGGCATCCGCGTGGGCTATATCAAAGGACGCAAAGCAGTCCGGGATTACTACGCATCAAAAGAAAGGGTGAGAGTGTGAAGGCAAGTGAAGTCCTATTATCAGCTACTGACATCATTGGAGACCGAGGACGAATATATGGTCATCCTCGTATCAATCAGACTAGAATCGCATTACGACTCCAGCAAATGCTCGAAACTCCAATCTCAGACCATCAAGCATGTCTGGCGATGGTCGAAGTTAAACTTGCCAGATTACAAGAAACAGCAGATCACATTGACTCCTATATCGACGCGTGTGCTTACCTTGCACTAGCTTGCGAACTCATTACAGAAAAGGACGAGCAATATGTTTAATTTAGATGATTATGAACCAGTAGAAAAACGTCTTGGATACAAGAAAGACGCTAAATCATTTTGGGAGGATTATCCAGATGGTCGCATATTTACAAAACTTATTGATTACACTGATGGACGTTATATCGTTCAGGCTTTTATCTATCGAACTGAAGCTGATCAACACCCTTGGACAACTGGGCTCGCGAAAGAAACGGAATCGGCTCGTGGAGTCAATTCTACTTCTGCTCTTGAAAATGCAGAAACGTCCTCGATTGGTCGTGCATTGGCTACGGCGGGTTATGCGACAAAAGGTAAAAGACCAAGCCGAGAAGAAATGGCTAAAGTAATCAGAATGACTGAAGCACAATCAATTATCGATGAGACAAAAGCCAAAATGGCCGAGACATCCGGCACTTATGTTCCAGTCGTAAAGGAGGACGATCCATGGACTATCAAGCCAGCGAGTATGCCGCCCACAATGGGGGAAGCCGTTGCGACGGTGAAAGAAATCATTGGAGGCCAGACAGAGAAGGACATTCCCCGGTGCCAACATGGCGACATGATCTGGAAGACGGGAACGACTAAGGCTGGTAAGCCGTGGGGTCACTTCAAGTGTCCTTATGCAGTAACTGGCGAACTTACTCGATGCCCATCACCAAATGATGTGATTTGGTATGAAATCAGCAAAGAAGACGGCACATGGCAACGACAGAAGGCGAGAGCATAATGGGACGTTTACAGTTTCAGAATCAAGATGGCGAATGGGAGTCATTCCCAACCGAAGATGAGATCCATCGATCGAAAGAGATTATCGCAATCTTGGAAGAGTTTACCTTTACGACTAGATGCTGCTTGTGTAATGAGTCAATACCTTACAAAGATATCAAGGTTAATCTGACCAATAAGAGCTGGTCATGTTCTAAGTGTCATGCGGTCAATGGCCTCACAAAGCCGTAAATACCGGGGATTCTCTACCGAGCGTGTAGTTGCCGAGTACCTATCGACTTGGTGGGCTCATGCAGATATCGGTAGAGGGGCTGGAAAAGATATAACACATGTCCCGTTCGACATGGAAGTTAAAGCTAGATCGGCGTTCCAGCCAAAGGCGTGGATCGATCAGGTCACGAAACGGGCAGGTAAAACTGGTGATCTGCCTATCGTTACGTGTCGTCTAAATGGTCAAGGGGAGAAGAGTCCACAGGACTACCTTACATTTATGCGGCTAGGTGATCTGGTCGATCTATTGCTTAAAGCAGGTTACGGTGATTTTAAGGGCGATATTGGTACACTTGAACCTGAAAGATGCACACAATGTGGATCATGGATATTTAAGGATGTGCCATGCCGGACATGCCAGAAATAATGCATACATGCCTATGCGGTTACTCACTCAAAGCTGCGCTCCTTC